AACAACAAATACAACAACAAATACAACAACAACAAGAATCATATTATACAACAGTGTATAATACGATAGAAAGAGAATATAGACATACATATTTGCGTAGTATTCTTTGCGCATTATCCGGTGCTGAATTAGTAGAAAGATTTTGCGTATTATACGGTGAATATGTTCGCGAAGAATTTGAGCAAAATACCGACAGATGCAATGAATTATATGATCAACTTCTTCAATTTCATAGAAGTTAGAAAATAAATTAATATCTCTCCAATAATATGCGTTCCGATACAAATAACAAAATGTCTAATAAAAATATGTGCGGTATAGTCGCTTATTTGGGAAATGAACCTTTTGTAAAATTCATAATAAATGGTCTCCATTTTTTATTGAATCGTGGATATGATTCTGTAGGCATATCCACCATATTGGACGACAAAATAACAACAATTAAAGAAGCCTCATCTACTACATATAATTCTCTCGAGCTAGTCGAAAAGGAAGTGCTAACACATAATTTTGTTAGCACAATTGGCATTGGTCATACGCGATGGGCAACTCACGGCGGAAAAACCCGCGAAAATGCGCATCCTCACAGCGATAATTCTGGGCGTATTTCACTTGTTCACAATGGAATAATAGAGAATTATACCGAATTAAAGTCAATATTGGCAAAAAAAGGCTATAAATTCCAGAGTCAAACCGACACTGAAGTTATAGCGGTTCTCATAGGCAGTGGTTTAGATACAGGGCTAACTATGCCAGAAGCATTCCAACAGGCTATTTCACAATTGAGAGGAACATGGGCTCTCGTGGCTATTCACAAAGATTTTCCCAATCATATGTGGATTACTCGAAATGGATCGCCGCTTCTTCTTGGAATGGAGGACACATGTGTAATGGTAGCAAGTGAAAGTATTGCATTTGGAAATCATATTGAAAAATATGTTGTTTTAGAGAACCATGATATTATAGAAATTCATTGTTCAAATGTAGGCGCTATTACTTACAGTGATAATATTCATACTTACGCAGTTAAAACGAAAGTTGCAATTGAAATAGAGACCAAACCGGCGGAATATGCGCATTGGATGCAAAAAGAAATAATGGAACAATCGGCGGCGGCAGTTCGCGCGATGAATAACAAGGGGCGTATAACAACGTCGGGAAAAATCAAATTGGGAGGATTAGAGAAAATGCACGAAAAATTGGCTGAAATAAAGCATTTGATTATTTTAGGTTGCGGGACTTCATACAATGCTGGTCTCTGGTCATGCGATCTTTTCAAAAAAACGGGAGTTTTTGATACAGTAACAATTTACGATGGCGCAGAATTTTGCGAAAAAGATGTGCCAAAAAGGGGTGAAGTTGCAGCCATTTTTTTATCACAATCTGGCGAAACAAAAGATTTGCATAGATGCATTGAACTGGCAAAATCTCGCGGAATTTTGAAAATCGGTGTTGTAAATGTCGTAGATTCCATGATTGCGAGAGAGACAGATTGCGGTGTTTATTTGAACGCAGGACGTGAAGTTGCAGTAGCATCGACAAAATCTTTTACAAATCAATGTATTGTGTTAGCAATGATTAGTATATGGTTCTCTCAATTACATTTTTCAAATACTGAAAATAGATTACAAGATTTATATAATTTGCCATTTCACTTACAGAATACATTGAATCATTTGTCTGATATACAAGAATTTATTGATGGATGGCACAAAAAATCGACAGTGTTTTTACTAGGAAAAGGTCCGCAAGAAGCTATTGCGAAAGAAGGTTCTCTTAAAATAAAAGAAATTGCGTATATACACGCAGAAGGTTATTCATCGTCTGCTCTTAAACATGGTGCATTTGCATTAATAGACGAAGGATTGCCTATTGTATTATTGGATATAGGGGACGAATATCGCGATAAAAATCAGAACGCATATTCGGAAATTATGGCGCGCGGTGCGGATGTTTTATTGATAAGTGATTCTTGTATTTGCCAACAGAAATATTTGAGTGTGGATCATAATCCTACGTTTGGTGGTGTAATTGCGAATATTTACTTGCAATGGATAAGTTATCTGTTAGCACTTGAAAAAGGTAATAATCCTGATTATCCGCGTAATTTGGCGAAAGTTGTTACGGTGGAATAATATGGATATAAAAAATTGATACACTTTTTTGTCTATTGAATTATAATACTTATTTGAGCCAAAGCAATTGATTAATTATGACTTATCCGCATTTATTTATTCGCAACGTTGGAAACGCAAGTGCTAACCAGATTCTTCGAGTTATTGGAGAACTCGGTTTTGGCAAGGTGACTGGATTACAATTTAGAGGTAACAATGCCGTTGCATATATGTATTGGGATCTACCAAATACTCGTGCAACACGTATGATCCTAGAGGAAGGTCTTCGTCCGCTTTTACTTTATTATTCGGATAACAGGTTTTGGAAGGTTTTTGCTTACAAGAATCGTGAAAATAGAGAAAAACAACGGATTCATGAGAATTCAATTCCTCGATGCGATGAAAGAGATGACAGAATTCGACAACTAAGAGAAGAAGATAAAAAACGATTTGAATATGAACAAGCTCGTTTGGAGAAGGAGCTTTTTGAGCGTATTGAACATGAGCTTTTGGAAGAGAAACGACTAGAAGAGAAACGACTAGAACAGGAGCGTCTAGAACAGGAGCGTCTAGAACAGGAGCGTCTAGAACAGGAGCGTCTAGAACAGGAGCGTCTAGAAAAAGAAAAAGAGGAAGATGAAGAATATAATATGTTCAAAATGCATTCTAGACCAGAAGCTTTAATTACAAGGCTCGATTACGGTAATGTCACTGAATCTTATAGAAAGATTCGCGCTAATTTTAAAGCGAGAATCAAAATACCTTAATTTTGCGTATTTTACACTGTTGAATTTATATATTTTGAAATATAAAAAATTATACAAAAAAATAAAAAAAATAAAAATCAGAAAAAATAATTAGTTAGGTAGTTAGAAAAAATATACTTAGGTATATTTTTTTTATAGGAATTACAAAAAAAATAAAAATAATTTATTTTTTTTGTAATTATTTATTTTAATCTTTCAATCTCCAATTTATATATCACAACATCTGCTTACAAGCTATCTTACTTAGTTACAATCTTCTTAACTACCTTCTTCACTACTTTCTTTGCAACTGGTTCAGGTTCATCTTCTACCTGAGGCTCTACAACTTTTTCTGGTTCAGGCTCAGGCTCAGGCTCTTCATTATCACTGTCCTCAACAATAGTGTTTTCAACCGCCTTAGCTACAGGAACACTCTTTGCAACTACAGGTGGCAAAACAACCTCTTCAGCAGGCTCTTCAAACTTCGCAATATCACTATCGCTAAGCTTAATTCTGCATCTTCCAGTGCTCTTGTACTCATCGCGCGGCTTAACAACACACTCGACTAACTTCCAAGTAACACCCCATCCCTTTCCACCGATCCAAATTCCACCGCACTCAAGAATGCAGTTCACCTTACTAAACTTCACGACTAAATCCATTGGTGTAACATCGGGATTGTCGCAGGGGAAGAGACGATTATACTGTGTATCGTATATTTCGACGTTCCACTTCTCTCCATAATTAACAACTTTTGCACTAATACTAGCATCCTTCGAATAATCAATCTTCTTAGTCTTGGGATCCTTCTGATACTTAAGAGTAGGAAACAACATATGCTTCAAAATATCCTTAGACATTGGCTCTCCCCACCAAAGCTCGCTATTCTTTGCAGCATCCTCCAACAACTGCGCCTCAAAATCCTTCATCTTCTGTAGAGCCAAATCAGTCTCGGGTGTAGCATAATCTCCTGTAGGAAAGATGAGCGAAATTTTGAACTTTCCATCGCTCTCGTTTGTCTCCTTATTTACGAAATCACTAATTCCCCAAGTTCCCATAGTAGGAAATACGACTTGAAGAAATCTGTTCGTAGTTGGGTTCATAATATTAATAGACTTTCCACCGACCTTATTGATCTTAGGAGTTCCATACTTAACAGAGGCAGTATTCCAGGTAGCGTAATCAACTTCAATTGCAGACATGTTTGTGGTGTATGATAAATAAATAGGGAAATCTTTAAATCAATTTTTTGTAATTTTTTACTTTTTTTCTTTGTATTTAGTTGTATTTAGTTGTATTTAGTTGTATTATAATAACTAACTACAATTAAGATATAAAATATTGTCTTATATTATAGAATTATCAAAAAAATAAAAATGAAAAAAATAATAATAGATCCAGATATTACTTACAGTGAGTTTTACAAAAATAATACTTGTCTAAAAAAAATAAATTTAAAAATATTGAAAAAAATCGCAAAAAAAAATAAATTACATTGTTCGGGAAATAAACCGATTATTACAGAAAGAATTGAAACTTTTTTCTATAAACATAAAATGGCAAATATAATTCAAAAATATTTTCGCGGATATTTAGTTCGTTTACTTTATAAAAAAAGAGAACCTGTGAAAAATTGTGTAAACGAAACAGATTTTTATACAATGGAACCATTATCAGAAATAAATCAACCATTTTTATATATTTATAAAGAAGACGAAAAAATATCTTATGGTTTCCATTTGTCTTCAGTATATGCATTGATATATAGTTCTTTAAATAATAATGTAACAAAAGAATTTGTTAAAAATGAAAAAAACATTGTTAAAAATCCTTACAATCGTTCAAATATGCCAACAGAAATAATTAATGATGTAAATAAACTTTATAGAATTTCATGTATAATTCATAAAAATGCAAATGGAAATGGAAATGGAAATGCAAAATCTAAAAAAAATGAAAATAATTTGGAAATTAATAATGAAATTGTAAATATAAGAAGAACAAGACGACGTTCTCTTACAAACGATTTTTATCCTACACCAACAATGGAAATTTATCAAGAACGTGTTAGAAAATTAAACGAAATAAGGGAAAAACCCATGCAAAATCGGGTTTCAGAATTATTCACAGAAATGGATTATTTGGGTAATTATACATGCGAAGAATGGTTTTATGAAATAAGAAGTGCCGAAAATTATTTGCGGCTTTATAGAACACTTTTTAATATATGGTACCATAGATCGCAAATGCCTTTGGATATTCGGCAAAAAATATGTATGTGCGGTGATCCATTTGAAAATATTGTGGCATTTTCTGCATCTATAACACGAGATAATATTCAAGAAAATTGTTTGCGTGTATTTGAGAACATGATTTTTATGGGTGTGGACGATGAACATAGGAAATTAGGTGCATTTCATGCACTTTCAGCATTAACGGTGGTTTCTATTGGGGCAAGAGATACAATGCCTTGGTTATATGAATCGCTCATGGTGTTATGAATATATTATATTATTATATAATAATATAATAATGTCTGCACATGTAGAACCGTCACTTTTAGAAAGAACAATATCTGTACCTAATCATAAACAACAATATAATAACTGTTTTGCACATTCTATGGCAAGATGTGTTGTAAGAACATTACAGGTTTTGAGAGTAATCAATCCAAAATTTTCATATCATTTTTACAAATTATTTGTATTAATAGTTAGTATGAAATTTGGATGTGAATCAAAAAAAGGTGTTGTAGGTACGCAAGCATTTGAATATTTATTAAAGTTTTTGAAGGGTAAAAAAACGCAACCCAAATTATTCTTAATAAAAGATGATTGTAGACCATTTGGTGAAATGGATGAAATGGTATCAAGAATGTATAATCATCAATGTTTGGGTCATCCAATATTAGGACTAGTTCCATTAGGAGACGGCGTTGATCCATTTACTGATGAAGACAAAGAACAATTTTTACATAGATTGAATTCGGTATTGCCATATATTGAAATAATACAAGAAGATTATGATTTTTATTTTTACAATGAAAAGGAAGGATATATTGTTAATCCATCTAAATTAACACTTGATTCATTACAACGCGGACTTCAACCCGAATTAGGTTTTACAATTCCATCAGATATAAAATTATTATCTAAACCAGTAATACCTCAATGTGAACCAGATGGCGGTCACGGAATAACTTTGAAAGAATGGAAACATCAACAAATGATATTTAAAAATAGTTGGGGTAAAGGAAGTGATATTAAAATAAAATCATCAAATTTGGCATATATAAGTTGTTATGATAGTGATAATAGAATAGAATTATTAACATTTACTCATGTAATATATACAGACGATGTATTTCAACTAGATTTTTTAAGAGATTTGCCTAGAGAATTAATGGACAAAAATAGAGATCCTGTAAAATCATTGACTGATTTTACTTTTGATGAAATATCAGAACGCACAGGAAATGTCGATTATGCTTACGGAAAAATGTCAGAACAAGCTATGGATTATTTAATTAGTAAAAAATTAGTTAGTTTGATACATATTGTCAAATTTTATATGTATAGCGGTGAATCAAAGGATAGTCCTGAACATAAATATGTAAATCATATTTTATTTAATAAAATAATGGCAACTTACGGTCCAGAAAATGTAAATTGGCAGGATGAAAAAGGAAATACGGCATTACATTATGCATTTAAATCAATTGTAGACGAAACATCTATACCATATGTTGTTGAAACTTTATTAAAAGCGGGTGCAAATCCAAGAATAAAAAATGGTGTTTTAAATGACAAATTTGACGCTTTTGATTTAAATCAAGATCGAACATTGATAACATCAAATTCTGTAAGAAAAAAAATTAGTAGTATATTGATGAAAATGACGAAAATTTCTTCAAAACCAAAACGAAAAACTAAAATAAATAAATCATTATCACCTCCAAAAAATAGACAAACGCTTAGACGAACATTTTCACATTAATAGACCAACAGATAATTATTTGAAACTAATGCTTACAATATCATTATCTTTTTCCAAATCATATCCTATATTTGAATCATAATCATGTATATTATAATTTTGTAAAATGTATTCATCTAAGTAATTTCTATTATCATGATAATAATGAAGATTATTATTACGATCAATTAAAATTTGACAACTTTTATATAATTTTTTGTAAATTACTAATGCAATAATTAGAACTATGAAATATAAATATTGTGCGAATGTCATTTTGTTTGTATTATATATCATTTTTATATTCAGGTTCTCTTTTTTCAATTTTTTATTTTCGTTAAACTATTTTCATAAAAAACACAATATATAATATAATGACTGTTATAAACGGTATTGAAATTGACTATATTGAATATGAATCAAATATTGTCAAACAAGCAATATTAAATAATGATCCAATAGAACAAAATTTGCATGTAATAGCAGTAATTTCAAATCCATGTCTGTTTGCAAGACGCTATATTCTTATGAAAGAGTTCATCAATAGAATTGAACAAGAAGAAATCAATGTGGAATTATATATAGTAGAATTAGCATACGGCGATCAAAAATTTATAATTACCGAAAAAACTAACAGAAAACATTTGCAATTGAGAACAGAGTGTCCAATTTGGCACAAAGAGAACATGATTAATTTAGGAGTAAAAAAATTATTGCCTAAAAATTGGCGCGCATTTGCTTGGATTGATGCAGACATTGAATTTGAAAATGCGACATGGGCTCTAGATACTCTCAAAATATTGAATGGATGCAAAGATGTTGTGCAAATTTTTTCCCATGCAGTGGATATGTCAAGAAATAAACAGACAATGACAGTATTTAATAGTGCAGGATATCAGAGAACTAAAGGTCTTCCTGTTTCTTATAATCAGCCGAATTTATGGCATCCAGGATTTGCATGGGCAATGACCAGAAAAGCATATGAAAGGTTAGGCGGATTATATGAAAAAGCAATCTTAGGTTCAGGTGATAATATTATGATGCTTTCATTAATGGGATTAAGTAGTTATAGTTTGAATGAATTATCTACTGTAAGTTATAAGCAGAGTGTTTCAGATTATGAGAAAAAATCAAAGACATTGAGATTTGGATATGTACCAGGTGTTATAAGACATTATTTTCATGGAAGCAAAAAAAACAGGAAATATCAGGATAGATGGGCTATTTTAGTGAAACATAATTATGATCCAAATATTCATGTAAAAAAAGACAAAAATGGTTTGATTGTGCCTACAGAACATTTTCCATGTGAGTTGAAGTCGGATATATTGGAATACTTTAGAGAACGTAATGAAGATGAATAAAGTTTTTGTGTGTTTTCACCAATAAAAATTGATAAATTATAATAATAATTTATAAATAATAAATATCTGATATGGAAGAGCAACAATTACACCGTCCAAAGAGAAAAATGAGACAAAGTCTCATTTTCTTTTGGACTAGTCGCCGACAAAAAAAATTTAGGACGCTTTTAGCGTCCCAATTTTCTTTTTGTTCGGTGTAATTACGGATAATAGATATAGATTTCATATAAAAAATGCAGGTTCTCTTTCATCAATAAAAATTGTAAGTGCAAATTTAAGAAATATTTTGAATAATTCTCATGAAAAAAGAATTATATTATACGCTGTAGATAACGAACAAAATAAAAATACAGAATTAAGTGTTCCATATGATTGGATTGTAAAAGTAGAATATTTGGATTTGCAAGATTCTCCTATTTCTAATAGTGATATTTTGTTAAATATAAATAATATATAAAAATCAATAAAATTATATTTAGCGATTTTTTTTGAAACATATAATTGAACCTTGTTTGCATGCCAAAACAACCAAATAAATATATTTTTGCGTTAAATTACTTAAAAAAGAAGCCATATAAGTAGTATAGCAAGATGCCTCGTGTCGCTACTAAAACTACTACCCCCACTACTGCCCCTGTTGTTAATACTCCTGCCCCTGTGAAGGAGAAGAAGGTCAAGGTTGCAAAGGACTCTAAGGAGCCTGCAAAGGAGACTGTTGTTAAGCCTGTTGTTGATGCCCCAGTCGATGATGTTGTGATTGATGCTTCAAGTCTCGGTGCCAAGCTTTCTAATTACAGCACCAAGATCCAGGAGCTTTCCAGCGTCGTGTCTCTTCTTAAGACTGAGTACAAGCAGCTCGAGAAGATTGTTGCTCGTGAGCTTAAGAATGCCCAGAAGGCTGCTTCCAAGAAGAAGCGCAGTTCTGGAAACCGCGCCCCTTCTGGATTTGTCAAGCCTACTCTTATCAGTGATGAGCTCGCTCTTTTTCTTGGAAAGGAGAAGGGAACTGAGCTTGCCCGCACTGCCGTGAGCAAGGAGATCAATGCTTATATCCGCGCCAACAGTCTTCAGGACAAGGAGAATGGACGCAAGATCCATGCCGATGCCAAGCTCGCTAAGCTTCTTAAGCTTGGAAAGGAGGATGAGCTCACTTACTTCAATCTCCAGAAGTACATGAAGAACCACTTCATCAAGACCGTTCCTGCTGTTGTTGCTCCTTCTGTTTAAGTATAGTGCTAACAGAAATAATAAATAATAAATAATAATGTCATTATCTTGACTGGCACCGCGAGAAAAAAGGCAACGAATAAATAATTGATTACTGACTATAAGCTAGAAATTAAAAAATAAAAACAAAATAAATAAAAATATCAATCATTGTTATTGATATTTTTACACCTTTTAACATTTACACCTTTTCTCATTTAAAACGCCCATTTAACTAAACGGAATAAACAAATTTATTTTATTATTTAATAAACCTTCATAATGAGTTTGAATATTTGTATAATTCTCTGTAATCCATCTTCTAAATTTATTTATAGTTATTTTTTTATCTTCTCTAACTAAATCAAATACAACTTTATAAATATCATTTATTTCTAGCATTTCATATTCTAAATCATTAAAACCTTGCCAGTGACAAAATGGAGAGTAATATAAATAATAAGCACCTTTTTTTATATCTTTGCTAACATTTATATAAGGTCTTAACGATATTTCTACATCTAAATTAACTACAGCATCTTCAAATACTTTGCTAATTTTTGTTAAATGCGTCCATTCTTCTATTTCAAATATAGATAAATCTAATATATTATCATTATCAATGTTGATTGTTTGAACATAAACATATTCTTTATTTTTAACATATATAATTTCATTTTCAAAATTCATTATAATATTTATACTAAAAATTATCTTTATACTCAAATCTTTTATTAAATTAATGGGCGTTTTAAATGAGAAAAGGTGTAAAACGCTGATTTATTACAATGAACAATCTTCAAAAAAAGTAACAAAAACTATTAATTATTTTTATTTTATAATTATAATTATATAATGACCAATTGTAGTATTCTTTACAAATCAAAAAAAGTTCAAGAATATTTAGAAAAATCATTTAAAAAAAATGCAGGTAAGTTAATAAAAGAAAAAGGAGGGTTACCAGAATTTTATTGGCGTGATTTCAAAAAAGGATATAAAAAAGGGTTTATGAAAACTTGTAAGATGTGGAAGAAAAAAATGACAATGAATAAAAAAATAAATAATAATAAAACAAAAAAATCAATCTAAAATCGGCGTTTGAAATGTAAAAAGGTTTAATAGCCTAATACGGTAAATCGACGAATGCAGAATTATTGTATATAAAAGGTAATTTATCAGTTACAAAGTAACATGTTATATTGAAAAATCAAAATTCGTGAACAAATGCAGGATCTTTTACTTCAACATTTTTTATTGTTCCTCTGCAAAATGGACAAATCGTTTTTTTATAAATACATTTTCTAGCACAATCCTTACACATATTATGTTGGCAGTTAAAAGTAATTTTTTCAATAGTTTGTTTATATTCCATGCATATTGCGCATTCAAATTCAACAATAAGTTCTTCGGCATTTTCTTGACAAACAGTTTGTATTCTATAATTATACAAGTTATTTGCAGGTCGTTGAAGGATAAGATCAATGAGTGATAGGTCTAATGGATTTTGAATAATACTTATGTCAACTTCATAGATATTTCTAACATCATATGTTTGCAAAAAATGCGCTATAATTAAATTATCAATAGTATTATTCATATATTCTTGAGTAATATCTGTTTGTCGATTCTCAGACATGCTTTTTAAATTATATTATAAATAATTTAAAATGTTTGAACATCAATTTTTTGTAGACATAGTTTAGAATGCAAAATCAAATTATTCCTACAAAAAAAATCGGTGGAAATGCATTTGGTAAAAAAATATTAGGATCGAAAGTAATTGCTAACATAGTAAATTATGTAAATAATAATATTCAAGCAATGAACCAAAGTAAAATTTTTGCAGGTATTATGATTATTATATTGAATATCGCGTCTAAATTCATAATTATTGAGCTTCCGAAAACAGTAGAATCATATTTGAAATTTACATTTAGCCGTGATCTACTTGTGTTTGCAATTGCATGGATGGGTACTCGTGATATTTATATAGCTTTAGGTATAGTATGTATTTTCATATTTGTTGTCGATTTTTTATGTAATGAAAAAAGTGCACTCTGTATATTACCTGAAACATTTGTAGATTCGCATGTAGAAAAATTAAACGAAATGAATAATTCTATTACGGAACAAGACTTACAGAATATAAAAAATTTGGCTAAAAAAATAGAGAAAGATTATGTAAATTTACATGACGAAAATGTACCAGAAGAAAAAGAAAAAAAAGCAGAAGAAATATCTTTACAAAATCCTGAAATGGAATTTTTTCAAATGAAATAGATATAATTCTGTAAGTTCTAGTAAAAACCTACAGAATATTATGATAATATAATATAAATAAATAAATGTTAAATATTTTTAAAGAAAGACAACTTAAAATAAATATAAGTACAAATTTGAATAATAAAAACCAAAGCGAAGAAACATATATTATTCTTAATAGTTCAATGTTTAAAATAGCTAATGCAGATTCTGAAAAAAATTTGATTTTGGAAGAATATCCATATTTTACATTTGAAGTTTTATATCCAGAATCATATTTAACTAAACTTACTTATAGAGAAAAAATAGAGTTTTTTTTCAATAGAAATAATTTCGTAAATATATTAACACAATATAATAAATTATTTGTTGATATAGAAAATAAAAAATATCAAGGTGGAAATTCAGATGAAACAGAAACAGAAAAAGAAGAAAAAGAAAAAGAAGAAAAAGAAAGAGAAAAAAAAAAAAAAAAAAATATTTTTTATTTTAAAAAAAAAAAAAAAAAAGTAGAAAATAAAAAAAAAAAAAAAAAAAAAAAAAAAAAAAAAAAAAAAAAAAAAAAAAAAAAAAAAAAAAAAAAAAAGAAAATATTTTTGATTCTAAAAATAAAATTGTTAAAGAAAATATTATGATTATGTTGAAAAGTTTATTTCCGACAAAATATCCTTATCAAAATAATATTAAAACTTCTTTTGATGTTAAAATTAATAAATTCCCTCAATTAAATTTGGATTTTTCTCAGGATTTTTTAAGATTTTTTAGATTTCATGATGATGACAAAGAAGATGCAAAAATGTATCCTGAATATTCTTATTTAAACCTAGAAGGTAAAACAAATACTGTCACTGAAGTTATTTGGATTAATGATATATATAATCATCCAAAATATAAACAATTATTCAAAAAATATAATGATTTAATTTTTTATAAAAAAACTTATAGTAAAATATTAAAAGATATTATAGATAGTAAAAAAGATATTTTCAAAGAAATAGAAATAGACTCTAAAATAGACTCTGAAATAGACTCTGAAAAAGCAGTTGAAAAAGCAATTAAAATATTAGAAGATATTAAAAAAGAAATTGATGCAAAAATAAAATTAGAAGCGAAAGATAGATACAGTAATTCAATTAGACAATATAACGATGATAAAGATCTAATTTCAAAAATAATAGAGAATATTGGTTATACAAAAGAAAATATTAATAAAATAGAATTTGATCCAAGTAAGATAGAAAAAAACACTTCAATTTCATTGAATGAATTTGATAATAAAATTAAAAGTTTTATTAATCAAATAAATAAATATGAAAACAAAATAGATGAAACATTATATTTTAAAAATGATCAAATATTATTAGATTTATTTGAAAAAATTAAATATATAAAAAAAACAATTGATAATATCAAAGATAATGTATATTTATATTATGAATATTTTAATAAAAAAGACATAAAAAAAAAAATTATATATGATAATAAAATTACAGATACAAAAAAAATAGAAAAATTCAAGGATTTTTTTGACGAAATAAATAAATTTTTATATAATGTTTATCCATCAAATAATGGATATTTGCAAAAAAAAATTAATGAATATATTAATAATGAAAATGACAGTTTACTAGATATTATTAAAATAAATGATATTTCCAAACATATAAAAGAAATTTATACAGGTGTTAACATAAATATTTCCGAAAATAGTAATGAAATATTTCTTCATATAGATGTAATAGAAGGTGAAATAAATGATGATAACAAACAAAATATTAAATGTATTTATCCAGGTGAAAAACTAACAGATAAATTAGATACATTATTATCAACAAATGAAAAAAAATATGAATTAAATCCTAGAAGAATGTTATTTGTTTTGGACGAAATGAAAAGTTATAGTAAAAAAGGTTTTGGTAATAATGTAAAAGCAATTAATCCTGTTGAAAATAATGGAGAACCTCAAATAACTGGAGGGAAATCAAAAATCGAAGGTAAATCTAGAAAATATATTTGCAAAAAAAATACTACTAGAAGATTAAAATCTTATTATATTATGAATTAATTTTTTGTTTTTTTTGTATTTTTTACAATATTAATACTGTAAAAAATAAGCCCTCACTGGGAATCGAACCCAGAATCTTCAGTTTACAAGACTGATGCTCTACCACTAAGCTATAAGGGCAATGTTGATTTTATATAAATATAATTACAAATAAAAAATGAAGTTCTAAAGAAACTTATAATTATATAATATTTTTCTTTATTAACTTTTATTTATAATTGTTTTATTTTTTTTATTTATTTTACACCTTTTTACATTTCAAATGCCGACCGCAAGGGTCGGCATCTTTGAATGTAATTTGGTAACTGTTACTTTGTAACCGATAAATCACCTTTTATATACAATAATTCCGCCTTCGGCGGAATTATGATATATAAATCGGCGATTGAAAGGTTAAAAGGTGTAAAACAGGTTTTCCTTTTACATATTTACCAACTTCTATACTAATATCACCATTTTCATCTTCTGAATAAATAATACTATCTGTTTGATTAAATGCATAATATGTTTTTCCTTTAATAATTACAGCTATAACTTCCTCTTCATCTTCTTCGACTTCTTCTTCTTCTTCTTCGACTTCTTCTTCGACTTCGACTTCCTCTTCTTGTTCAACTTCTTCTTCAACTTCTTCCTCAACTTCTTCCTCAACTTCTTCCTCAACTTCTTCCTCAACTTCTTCCTCAACTTCTTCTTCAACTTCTTCCTCAACTTCTTGTTCGACTTCTTGTTCGACTTCTTGTTCGACTTCTTCGACTTCTTCTTCGACTTCTTCTTCGACTTCTTCTTCAACTTCTTCTTCGACCTCTTCTTCGACTTCTTCTTCAACTTCTTCTTCGACCTCTTCTTCGACTTCTTCTTCAACTTCTTCTTCGACTTCTTCTTCAACTTCTTGTATATCAATAATTTCATTCAATATAGGTACTTCAATGACCTCAACATTTGCATGTGATTGAGACTTATCATTATATATTCCTTCTGTTTCATTAACAATTTCTGATTTTTCATTTTTTACATCTAATATTTCAACATCATCATCATCGTCGTGATCATCATCGTGATCATCATTTATGGAATCTATCTCTATTTTCATACCCTTATTTTGTCTCGATTTTTTCGACCTTTTAATAGAACCATAATTAGAACTGCTAACATAATTATTCAAATGTATATCCAAAAGTCTAAATAACAAATTTGAAATTTCCTCGTTCTTCAACTTCAACTTTTTATTCTCCTTCTTCAAAATTCTATTTTCTTGTGCTAACTTATTTGTCAATTCAAAAGCAAACTGTGTGTTCATATTAAATGTATCGTTATATATTCTTTAAATTTATTAACAAATTCTTTTCAATTTTTTGTAACAAAATCACAAAATTTTCATCCAACTATCTGGAAATAAATCACTATTATTCAAATCTTTCAGCGAAGGTCCAAACCACACATCTGGATAAATAACATATTTACTTTCACTAGGATTCAAGTATGCACCCCACCAACTAAATGTACTGTTAGCAATAACATGATGATCGCAACAAGTCATTAAAACCATTTGTTTCCAATCTTCTAATTCTCTGCCAAAACTTAATATAGAATCAAATTCAATATACGAAAATTTTTGTCGAAGATTATCAATAATTTTTTCAACAAAATCGATGTCTTCTTTTTCAAAAAAATAGAGAACCTTCATTTTTTTCATAGGTTCTCTTTTTTCAATTAATTCTGTTAGTTTATTCAAAGATTTTTCATAATAATCATATTTCAAAATTGGATGACAATGTTGCAAATGTTTGTAATCACCTAGTCGAAAATGCATACTTATATTTACAATGTCTTCAGTTAAAATTGTAGGATATTCTTGGAGAACATGTTCTCTTATTTCGCAAAATTTAATAAGCGAAAGTATTTTTTCAAAATATTTGTCAAAATATTTAGGACTTTGAAAATACCCCGATAATTGAACAAATTCTTCAGTATGTGCTAACAGATCGTTATAATGATGTCCTTGTTCTTGGATTTTGGCGAATTGATTTATTTGTTCGTTTTTTATGGTGGATTGAAATTTGGTTGTAAATATTAGCAAATTTTTGAGGAAATTGTGCCAATAATTTGGGCGTTTTGTAATGCCGATTGTATTCTGTTGGTATGTGAAGACAATACGGCGACCATATTTCATTCCGTATGCTAATGTAGCGAAAATTTGGAAGAGTTGATTTCCTAGACCGCCGATTGGATTAGATGCAATTATCATTTGTTTAATAAATGGCTCAATATTTTTATATTGTTGGTATTTTATTAATATATATAT